ATGGCCGTTAAACAGGAAAACAAACTGGGCATCTACATCCATATTCCGTTTTGCCGCAGCAAATGTGATTATTGTGACTTCTATTCTCTTGCCGGGCGGGAAGGGGATATGGACATCTATCAAAAGGCTCTGCTGGCCCATATCAGCGAGACCGCCCCTCTGGCCCGCCACATGGAGGTTGACACCATCTATTTCGGCGGTGGGACTCCCAGCTTTTATGGGGCCAAACGCCTGACTTCGGTACTAGCCCTGTTGAAAAAGCAGTTCCGGGTCCTGCGGGACGCGGAGATCACGCTGGAAGCAAATCCCGACAGCGTTGATGTTAACATGCTGAACAAGCTGCGCCGGGCCGGCTTCAACCGCCTGTCTCTGGGGGTGCAGTCGGCCTGTGACGCGCACCTGCGCTGTATTCACCGTCCCCACGATTTTCAACAGGCCAAGGACGCGGTGGCCGCCGCCCGAAAGGCCAAAATCAAAAACCTTAGTCTGGACCTGATTTACGGTCTGCCGGGTCAGGATATGAACGACTGGCAGGACACGTTGGAACAGGTGCTGGCCTTGGAACCGGAACACCTGTCCTGCTACGGCTTAAAGGTAGAGGAAGGGACCGCACTGTTTGACCGGGTCACCCGTGGTGAGCGCGTCCCCGACGACGATGCGCAGGCCGATATGTACCTGTGGACCGTGAGCCGGTTGGAGCAGGCCGGTTACCCTCAATATGAGATATCCAACTTTGCCCGACCCGGAATGCAGTCCAGACATAACCTGCGTTACTGGCTGACCCGCCCCTATATCGGCTTCGGGCCGGGTGCCCACTCTGATTTCGGTGGGCGGCGCTACAGTTTTGTGCGCGATCTGGACGAGTATATTGGCGGTGTGCTGGCCGGCAAAAGTATCACCGACTCCTCTGAACTTATCCCCGAGCGTGAGCGGAGCGGAGAATATCTAATGCTCCGTCTGCGCACAGCCCAAGGTATCGAAGAGTGGGAGTACCGCCGCAGCTATTTTATGAATTTCGATCCTCTTGAGGAAAAACTGCTGGCCTATGAGCGGCGCGGCTGGGCGCAGAGAAACGGTAACCGTTGGCGGCTGACACCCGAGGGATTTCTTATTTCCAATCAGCTCATCGGTGAATTGATGGATTGTCAGGAGGAATCTTCGCTGGAAACATTGCTGCCAAAACTGCATCAACAAATACAGCAGCGCGGTCAAATATAAACATAAGGAAAAAGAGTCCGGGCGGTCAGCGTGACCGCCCGGACTCTTTTTATTCCACCAGTGTTTCGAACTCTTCCCAACTCATGTTCTCGTCGTGAATCTGCTGCCATGTCAGCGCCCTTGCGTTCAGTTCTTTCCAAGTGACATACCAGAAAAGATACTGAATAAGCACATGGGCCGGCAGAATATCTTCTATGATTTGCCGCAGTGACTCAAACCTCTCCGGAACACCGGGAACATCAGGAAAGCGGACCGTTACCACACCGGGCTGCTTCGCCTCCGCAACAGTGGCATTTAATCCACAGCCGCCAATGGTGTTATTGATGGCCGACAGAGTAAAACTATCCGCACCGATTCGGCTCAGCGCGGCCAACGAATCGGCCAGCTGCCGGGCGCTGTCCGTTATCGGACGGTGCACAAACAGTCCGGCCATGTGCTCCAAGCCATCTTCCTGTGCAGTGACCAGACACATCTCTTGCTGAATTCGCTCCAGTTCCGCCTGGACCTGATCCAGAGCCAGCCCCAGGCTGTCCAGTTCTGCACTCAAAAAAGAGTCTTCCAATTTGTATACACCCAGAGGCCGCAGCAGTTCTTTCATATATGCTGCATTGCTCATGTCATGGCCTCCACCGTCACCGTGCCCAACACGGGCAGCTGCGTCTTCTCCACCGTAATATCGACAGCCGGGGACTGCAGTGTATAGTTATCAACACCGTCCACCCCGAAAATCAAGCTACCAAGCTTCGCCCGCAATATACTTTCTCCCAGTCGCTGACCGGAAAACCACTGTGTCAGAGCCTGCTTCACTTGTTCGGTCGCGCGCTCCATGTCCGCGCTCTTGATCTGCACAGAAATGTCCACCGGAACCGTTTCCGGCCCCAGCACCGAAACATCCACCGCAATCTCCCGGCGTTGCTGAAAATACGCCTTCAACTGATCCAACAGCGCCTGCTCGGGCACGCCTTCAGCCGTCGCAACGACCACGTCCACAGTACCTGTTCCCCGGTTGCGGGGCAAGGCCACCGCCGCCACAATCTCCTCAAAGGATAGCGCCTCCTGTTCATAAAAGGCGCGGTTGGCGCCGTTTGGCAGGCGCCGAAAGCTGTCAAGGATCCGTTCGCGCAGCTGCTCATCATCCTCTGTATTCGTGCCGCCACTCATTGCCAGGGGATTTGTACAGCCAGTAATTCCGATGGGGGCCGCGGCCAGTATGCGGACGCTGCCTGCAATCACATTGCCGGATGTTCCGGCCTCCACCGCGCAGACCGGAACATCCACATGAGAGGTTCCGGCCGTCAGGACCGCATCCTGTGTGGTTTCAAAGCGGACCAGTCCGGGCGTCATACATACGGTGCCGGCAGGAATATCCCTGTCCATCGTGCTTGCTGCGTCTCCGAAAAAACGCATAGTACCTTTGGCCTGCGATGCCGTTTTTCGTTCCAGTGCCCGCAGCTGTGCGTGATGATCTAGATACTCCCCCTGCGCGGTCTGTGGAAAACACTGCCGATTCACCCAATCCGCCTGAACATACAGTGCATAAATCTGGGCTGCTGCCGTATACAGGCGGGCGGACAAATCTCCTCCCAGCGTGATTTCCATGCCGGTTCGCGCAGCAAAATCCTTCTGCATATCGGAATAAAGATCTTCAACTGTTTTCATGTGTTGCTCCTCCTAACTGTGCAGTCACTTCCAGCGCCTCTCCCTGCCAGTCCAGATTGACCTTGACCTGTGCCCCCCCGTCCTCTTCTGTATAGGTCACCCCGGTCACAGATACATTCTCCTCCTCCAGTGCCTGACATACGTATTGCATGCATAAAGCCTGCCGCACGCTTTTCTTTTCCCTGCCCAGTGTATGCAGAAGGCTTCCCAGCTTCGGCATGAAGGGCAATGCTCCCCGCCGGGCCGTCAGCTTGAACAGGATCCGCTGTATCAGCGCGCGGCTTCCGTTCAACCGACAGAAGTCACCGGTGCCGTTTGGAATAAAATCGCCGTCTATCATTTGCAGTTCTGTCATGTTATCCTCCCTGATTAGACATAAGAGCAGTTACAATAGAGCCAATCACTTCCTCCAGTGTCTTTCCGTTAATCTTGAGCGCTCCCTGCATATCGATCTGGCCGGATTCTGTCAGCTTTATGCGGCAATCCGGCCCCGTCAATTCCACTTCCCCCGGCTGTAGTGCAGTTTCTTCCTGTGTCTGTCCGGCCAGGATGCAGGGGGCCTCTCCACCTTCTCCAGTCTTCAAAACAAGCACCTTATCTCCTGTGCGTGGTTGCCATCGATATCCCCCCGGTGCCATCACCGGAAGCCAGCGCCGCTCCGTCCCCAGAAAGACGGCGTTTTCTGACCCGGCGGCTGTCACCACGCCGAAAGCTGCTGTTCCCCGGCTCTGTGTGGTTGTTTCTTTCATCTGACTGGCTGTCCACATCATCATTCACCTCACAGCATTGTGTCAGGCGGAACCAACACCATACGGGTGTGGTATCCTCTGCTGTCCATACTTACCGTGACCTGTGCCACTCTCCACAGTCCGTTGTGTCCCCAGCCTGACCGGTCCATTTTGATTAACTCTCCAGGCCACGAGCAAAAGGGCAGTGCCACATCGACCTCCAACTTCAAGCGGTCCCGTTCCGAATGCTTCAACTGGTATTCACCCTGATAGCGCATTGCCCGATAATCGCTTTTCCCCGGCATGGTAAACATTCGTCTGCACTGTCCGCCTGCGGACTTGAAATCTTCATTGACCACCCGATGCATCGTAGGTAAGTTGCCTGCCTCACGCACCCATATTTCGGACAAAACGCCATAGCGCCTGTTTCGCACTGTCATTCCGGTCACAGGGATTCGGTCGTGGATCACTCTGGTCACATCATCCTTCCAACGGGTCAGGAGCAACCGACCTTGTCGGTCAAACCGCGGAATCACCTCGCCGTGATAGCGGACAAACTGGTACAAAACCGACCACTCACTGGAACCATGGGCCACACAGAAGCGCTCTACCGCAGGGAATGCGTCCTGTTCAGCCACCCGAATTCCATACGGCAGCACATGTGTTTTCAAGATATCCTGAATTGTGGCGGTGTCATAATCGGCTCCCTGTGCCTCGTTGTCCAGTAGCAGGGCTGCCAATCCCCGACCATTGACTTCAAGCCGGTAGCCCCGTGCTGACCGGGAGACCTCGCACTCATCCACAACCCCGACAAACACAGTCTCATCCTCCTGAACAGCCTCAAACCGTGCTGCATTTTCCAGCAGCGAGCTGTCTGTGCCATTCCACAGACAGGCAACACGAAAACTGTCACAAGGTGTTCCACAGCCATATTCCAATTCCCATTCCAACAATTCAGGCAGTTTCATGCGTGCTCCATCGCCTGTGATCAGATATGCTGTCATCGAACACGCACCTCCTGCCCCACCCGGATCAGATTCGGGTTTTTGATTTGGGGATTCAACTGCAAGAGCTTTTCCACCGTGGTGTCATATGTTTTTGCGATTCCCCACAGCGTATCTCCTTTTACCACGGAATACACCAACCGTTCAGACTTGCCGGACTGCGCCGTTTGCTGCGACTGCGGTTGTGTTTCCAACGCATCCCTGTAGTACCCCAGGTCCTCCCAGAACACAAAGGAGTAGCTCACATAATCGGGTCTTGGCTCCTGCCTCAAAGACAGCTCTACAAAATAGGCGCTGGCGGACTGCCACAAAGGGTGGATCAGTGGCCCGGGTCCTTGACTATAGAAGACATTGGCAAGCGCCCCAAATTGCGCGTAGGCGTTCGGTCCGGCAAATTCGCCCTCGCCCCGCATTACTCTGTGTCTGCGTCCCAGGTCCTGCAAGTGATACAGCCCATACGGCACTTTGTTTTCCACGATATCCCGTTCATAATCGATGGTGTATACCCGTGGATTGTGGGGCCATATGTAGTCCTTGTATCTCATAGGGCTCAATTTCAAAGGCCCTCTCCCTCCTTTTATTTACAGCAGCCGCAGCGGGCCGTCATATCTGCGGGCATCTCTGGCAAAGGCTGCGTCCACCAGTGCGGCGTAACTTGAAACATGCTGCTCTTTTTCTGCTGAATTGCGGTAAAAACCGCCGTCCTGCCCGGATATCCGAGCAGGACTTCCGGCTGTCTGAGTATTCGGCTTCACCTGTATCCGTACAGCGCGGTGTATACGTTTCATGCTGTCTGCCAAAGATATTTCGGTCCGGGGAATATCACCGTTCAGTTCACCGGAATTTCCCGTCTCACGCACTCTTTTTTCTACGTAAAGAGTTCCATCGGTATCCATTGACCCGAACCGTTTTTGGGGCTGCTTGTTATCCCAAAAGCTTTTGCCAATCAGTAAACTCGCTGTTTTTGTTTCTTGAAGCAACTCATTTGACAGCCTGCTGTGGAGATCTGCAGTATTTATGCCGGTGTCCCTGGATGTGCCCTGTATCGGGGCGGGCCGGTTAGACAGTACCTTCCACATCTGCTCCTGATTTTCCTCTTCCTGGTCTTTTAGCAGTTCTTCAAGAAAGTCCGTCATTCACTTCACCCCGCTTCAAGTCCAGAAAACGTGTCTGGTCGAAGCTTGCGTTGACGCAGCCCTCTGCCTTTGCCAGCGGTACCCCGCACACCGTGCAGCGCTCCTCCATTGCCCGGTCCAGACAGACAGGACACAGTCCAGCCAGTTCTTCCTCATCATCCAATAACAGGTTCAATGCGCACCACAGAACGTCACGTGCCTTCATCGCTCGGACGCGATCTTCCGTGGGCAGGGCTGAAAAGGATCGCAGCACGCGCCAGTACAGCCGCTCTTCCTGGGCGTGCTCCAGACGTTTTTTAGTTCTTCCATCCGATCATTTTCGGCATTGAGTCCGGGATTGACTCGCGCGTTAAACTGCGCCCACTGCTTAGCCAGTGTTCCGATCTCCTCCGCGGTCAACTGCTCCAGGACATGATTGCCATCTCTGAACGTGCTCTGCCCATCCAGAGTCAGCGCCCGCGAAAGCAGACAGGCATTGGAGTACAGGGCGCGCTCCCGGTCATCCCTGGCCAGATACTGGGCTTCACGTCTTGCTTCCAGCACCTCCATGGCGCTGAGCAGCCGCAGCCGCCGGCCATCCTCCAATTCCAGCTCGTTTGGCCCATCCAAAAGACCACTGTGCATCCTTACACCTCCGTCTCGATGCGTTTGGACGCCACTACGGTGACATTTTCCATCACCATGTCACCCAGACCGGCCTCCTCGCTGATGGCGCTCCACTGGCAGTCGGAATAGATGATTCTGCGGTCAGGCTTGCAAATAACCAGCGAAAAGCCTTCCAGGGAATAGAAATCGATGCCGTCGCGGATGGCGTTGTCCGTGGCGTACAGCCGGGACAGCTCCAGCACATGCTTTACCGGTCCGGCCACAGTCGCAACGGGCTCCTTTTCTCCAAAAGCCTCCACCTGAGTGCTGGACTTGGTTGCCTTTGCTTTGTAACTCTGCACTACGGCCACTTTGGTTCCGTTCACTTCCAGATAAATGTCACTGCTGGTAGGAAATCCTGTGATTGTCATGCATATCCCTCCTTACACCGTGATATGAGCGCTCAGCCAGATTTGGTTGATGCCGTGAGTCACCGTAAAGGAAAAATCGACCAGGCAGCGGGTGGGATCCTGACTGTCTGCGCTGACGCTCACCTGCTCATAGCCGGTAATGATCTCTCTGGTCAGCTTGTTTTCCAGCTCCAGCACGACCTGAGAGCGAATAGCCCCCCTGCTCTGCGCGGTATTCTTGGCGCGATGGAAGCGGCTCTTGAGCATATTGCGGATGCTGGGAATCACATCATCCACCACCAGAATGGCAGAAAGATCTCGCCAAGTGGTGTCCGCCGCGCCGTCGGTAGTCGTGCGCGTGGTCACACCGCGCACAACACTCACCACGCCGCTCACCGACTCCACTGCAGTCACACCGCCCCGGATCAGCACATCCAGTTCGCCGTCCTCGTAGTGTGTATTCAGACCATACAGTCCGAAAAGCTGAGCGCCGCCCAGGGGAACGGAGGGGTCGCTCTCGCCCGCGATGGTACCCGCCACAGCAGCGGCTACCTGCACGCCGGACAGACTTTCTCCCGCCTGATCCACGCAGCCGGGTGCCACCAGAACCACCCGTTCGCTGTTGATTTGTGCTGCCCGTTCCACCAGCTGGGCCACTGTTTCATCTGCGTCGCCGGCCACCACCGCGATGCGCTCGCGCTGGGCCGAAGATGCAGCCTGAACGCTGTCACGCAGTGCCTGCTGAACTTCTTCCGTCGTACTGTCGCAGACTTCCAGCGCCAGATTTTCTACCTGGGCCATAGCATCAAACGCTGTCTTATACTCGCTTGTGCCATCACCTGCCACCGGAAAAACAACAACCTGCGTAGCTCCATTCTGCAGCAAAAGTCGTACCAGCACAGTGGCGTTGTTCGCCTTTTCCGCGCCAAAAGCAGCGACAGCATCCTGATAAGTGTTAACCGTCCACATGGTCTGGCTGGGGTTTTCCATTCTGACAGCCAGACCAACAGTTTTCTTCCCTGCGCTTCCGCTTACCGCAGAGGAGGCGGTATAGGAGGAATAAACTCCCGGCCGCTCATGTACTGTGATGCTCATGCGTTTATGTCTCCTCTCAACGTAAAGTCCAGGAAGGTGCCGGCTTCATCACCTGCGGTGCACAGCCAACCTGCGCACTCAAGGTGGCAACGCAATCTCAGCAGTCCTTCCTTCTCGTCATATTCCATTTCCTCGCATTTCAATTCCTGCACGCTCAGCCCGGCCGGCTTTTCTTCCTGCAGAACCAGCATCAGGCGGTCAAGCGCTTCACGGCACGCCTGTGCTCCGGTTTCGAACTGTGCCAGAATATCCAGCGTAAAGGTCAGCAGCGCCTTTCGGCCATATAGTTCTTTTTCCTGCCCGGAGGTTTCGTCAACGCTCTGTCCCAGATAGTCCTGTAATCCTGCCGGAGCACAGTGCATCTTTTCCAGGGATACAAGAACTACCGGAGCGTCCACATCTCTTCTGGCTCCTTCCGGCCATGAAGCCGTGGCCGCCACTCCTCTTTCGTTGAAAAAGCCGGCCAATTTTTTCTGTATTGCTTCCATTTTCACTCAACCACCTCCCGAGCCCTGCGGGTAAACACTGCCCACCAGTGTGTCAGCTGGTCTCCTACATAAACGGGCTGCACAGCCTGTGCCCGAAAAAGATCTCCACGCACATTTACCCGGCACGCATCATCCAGCCGGGCTTCGGGCGGGCCCAAATAAAGAAAACGGTCCTGCATTACAAGCCCCAGCGGGGAGGGGACGGTCTGCTGTGTCCCCTTGTCCCGCATGGGCTGAAAAAAGGCCCGAACAACGATACCCTGTGGCTGAGCTTGTGTATATACCGTTACATCCTGCCCGTACCGGGCCAGAATGCGGGAAAAAGCCCCTTGTGTCATCGTTCTCACACTCCATGGAACAAAAAGTGTTCGTCCTTCGTCCAGGCAGCTATCAGCTGCCTGGACTGCGTGCGCAGCAGCTTCGCCTTTTCTTTTGCGCTACTTTTTCGAACAGCCACATCTCCCGCGCTGAAAGACTCTGCCTGTCCGGCATCCCGGCTCACTTCCAGCCCGGCCAGGGCCAGCCAGGCCCCGGCCAGAGCAAAGGACTCCGGGCAGTCCTCCGGAGTGACACCTTTACGCAGAGCCGCGGCAAGTTCGGTATGTGCCGCTGTGCATAGGGTGGTCAGCAGTTCCTCTTCCTGTTCAGATGTCTGACCCAACATGCGGGCCAGTTCTATGATGCGCTGTGTCATTACACACTCAAAACCTTGGCCGCATCGGGGAACAGCTTGGCAAAGCCACTGATGCTGGTGATCGCGGCGCGCTCCAACTGGCGGTCGATGAGTTTGTCGTATTCGATCATCACATCGCTGCCCTGCACCATCTCCAGTGCATAATTGCGGTCCAGACCGATGATCTTGCCCTCAGGCAGGGCAGAAGTACGCAGCAGGGTAGCCCCCAGAGGGGTGGTCAGCTTGCCGGTGCCTTGGAAATTCAGACCGGTCATAGGGTTCTGGAATTCAGGCAGCTTGAGCATCTTGACCATCATGTCGTTGCTCACCAACAGGGTATTCATCTCATAGGGGTCAAACTGTGCCCAGAAATCCACCAGATCCTCATAAGTCAGCACACCATCGGAGAGCACAGAATATTCCTGCGCGGCGTTGTCATTGCCATCACCGTTGATGATCACATCAATGGCATCCTCCAAATGCATCCGGTTAATATGAGCACCGATCTGACGCAGTGTAACAGAGAACAGGTCCAGCTTCTGATAGCGGATGGCCTCGTAAGAAGCCACCAGCATGCGGCCACGCTTGTGGAGCTTGACCAGATTATCCTGCACCTTTACCGTGGTGCTAGGGATGGCGGAACCCTCCTCCACGCGGCGCAGCTGCTTGTCCTCGCCGCCGGCCTGTGTGGTGATAGAGCGGTAGTCCATGCCATCAAAACGCGTCACCGCGGCAGTGATATTGGGCAGCAAATTCTGCTCCTCCATACCCTGTCGCACGGAGCGGGCGATGTACTCAGGGAACAGCACCGCGGAATCAGCCGTGCGGAAAAACTTCTCCACCACATCGCTGCCCGCGCCCTTCACCTTGATGTCAAAGCGCTTGAGCTGACGCTGAAATGCGTCCAGGCCCTCCATGGCGGTGCCTTTGTACTGCTGGCCGGGGTCCATGCTCTCCAGCACCTGAGTAAAACTCTTGCCCGCCTCATGGTACATGCCCTTTTCCAGCTTCAGATTGTCAAACTGATATGCCATAATTCCGTTTCCTCCTTACAGACAGATCACAGCGGTTTTAGCCACCGTGTCCACATCCACCACCAGAACGGCGGTGCCCTCCTCGCTGGCCATAACGCCGCCGTTGCCGTCAGCCGCCAAACCAACTCTGCCCACATTCACAGGCAGGGTGACAGGCACTTTCACAAAGCCCCCCACCTGCACGCTGACCGCACCGTTGCGGGGCATGCCGGCCACGCCGCAAAAGTCCTCACCAGCCTGGCAGGGACCAACCGTAGCGTTAGCCGTCATTTTGACTACCTGTCCATCTTCCACACCCTCCTGGGCAAAAAAAGTGGCCATCAGGCAGCCCACGTCCTCAAAAGAGATCTTGTTCATCGGTTTTCCTCCTGTTTTTTATATGGGATCGGTCCTGCTCAAATCAGAAACGCGCCGTCCACTTCAGGGCTGTCCGCATTCCCTGCATGATGCTCCAGCTGAGTCATCAAGGGAAATCTCTGGGCGGCCTGTTTGGCGTAAACGCGCTTCAGCTCCAGCAGTTCCGGTTCCTCCAGTTTTTCGGCAATGCTCTCCATCACCCGGTGATCCACGTCATCCTGTCCCAGTCCGCACAGGCGGACCACTTCCCGACGCAACGCAGCCATGTACCGTCTGCCCAGCAGGGCTTCCTGTTCCAGCTGCGACAGTTCCTCTTTGCAGCCCGGATACTTGCTGACCAGCTGCTTTAGGTTTAACGCGTCCTTGGCGCTTTTGCTCTTGAGAACCCCTGCTTTGGGCTGCGCGGGAACGGCCACGAAAGACCACTCAAAAGCGTCAACTGCACCCTCCAGCTTGGTGTAGCACAGCTTGCCGTCATAGTACTCGCCCTTCTTGTGGGCGCAGCTGCCCGCCTCCTGTCCGCAGACAGAGCACGCACAGCGTCCTACCGCGCAGCCCACGCTTACTTCCCGCAGAATGCCGCCGTCCAGTTGTGCGATCAGCTCTTCGTTGCCGGGGGTACGCAGCATGTAAGCATACCCCTTCACATAACGTCCTCCATCTCCGGCGGCGGTGAGCACGCCGGGCTCGTCCACCACTTCCGTGCGGTAAATGCGTGCGGTCTGACCCTTGGCGGACCATTCGTGGTCAAAAATACCTGTCTTACCGACAAACAGCTCGGCAAGGCCGTCCAGTGTTTCGCGCTCAAAACGCTCTCCGTCCCGGTCTACATGGTTGTCGCACAGCCGCACGGCAAAGGTGTATACCTCATCCGCCGTCAGCTTTTTGCGGCTAAACCGATTGATCTCGGTCAACTCCTGTTCGTCCACCGCAGCGGTCCCGCCGCAGTGTGCCTGCTTGCTCACATTCATTCTTCTACCTCCGCTTTCAGATTGTCCGCCTGCTGGCGGTAAAGTTGTGCTCTGGCTTCTTCCACCTGATCCTGCAGGTTGATGTCATCCCATTCCACCCGCACACTGCCGCCCCAGCCCCGCAGATGCAAAAAGGTCTCGCAAATGCGTTCCACCACCGGCTCAAGACTGCGGCGAATGGCGGTGATCTCGCTGGTCATCAGGTCGGCCTGCTGACTGCTCATGCGTTCGGTAGATGACCAGGAAAGGCCCAGCATAAAGGGAGGGATGCCGGTCCGGGCAATGAGCTGTTCCAGAATCTGGCGTACCGGCACCTCGCTGTCCAGCACCTGGTTATCCGCACCAATGACCCGGATGTCCACATCACCCATGGCCACAAAATCCCGGACACCGCCCTGACTGCCCGCCTGCATGGCCCGGCTCCACTCCCGTGCCACCTGTTCACAGCGGTCCTGTGCGTACACTTCGTCCCCTTCAGAGTTTTTACACACCACGGCAAAACGCACATTGCCCACCCGTTCCCAGTTCAGGCCGATAGCCTGATAGATTTTCAGCAGGATCTCCGCCATAAAGGGCATGGAGCGCAGCAGGGACACGCCGTAGGGGTTGCCTGCCTCCGGCTGGAATGGCGTAAACAGCAGCAGTTCCTGACAAGGAAGCGGTTCCAACTCGCCCAGCGTGCGCTGACAGAGTACGAAGTCCAGGGGCGTCTCCCCCTCACGAATCTCTACCGCCGCCGGGTCACACCACAGCAAAGCGGCGACATCACGCCCCTGGTGATCGGGTACGATCTCACCAACCGCCCGTCCGCAGGTAAACATGCAGTCCAGATATCCGTCCAGAAAAGATTGGATTCCGCGCTGCCCCCGTCCCGTGGGCACGGTCTTCAGGAAACAGTCCAAATCCTGCTGAGCCCGCTCATCATCACATACAGCGCTCACGCCGCCGCACAGGCGGATCAGCTTCAGAATGGCCGCATCCACAATGGGTACAGCTTCCCGAATGGCCCGGTATATCTGACTTTCGCCTCCCTGAAGCGGTATGTACCGCTCCAGAACACCAAACGGATGGCTGTGCGTGTTTCTCACCTGAACTGCGGTCCCCTGTACACTGGCCTGCTTTTTTTGAAAAAACTTCATCCGCGTTTCTCCTTTTTTACATTCTGTTGCGCCGGTGCACACTTCCGGCAAATATGGGTGTCCCGTGAATTCTTGGGGCTGCTATTGTGGCTGCAAAGTATCGAATATCGTCCATGGCATGGTCGTCCTGTTTTTTCACCCGATCCTGTGCCGCATCCTCGTCCCAGCGATACAGGCTGAACTCCCGCATAGCATCCGGACAGCTGTTGCAGATGACCAGCGTTCCACTGCGCAGCAGCCGGGCCGTGACCCGGATTCCGGACAAGATATCATTCTTTGCCTTGACCACATTCCAGCCGTCCCGCCGCAGAACCTCTATAAAGCTGGCTGCCGACGGGTCCACCACCACCTGCCGGACTTGTCGTCCTGCTGCCAGCCGCGCCAGCTCCTGCGCGTACTCCTGATCTGTCTTTTGCCGCCCCTCCCGCCGCGAATCGTAGTAGTACTCCGCCACCCGGTACCACACGCCTTCCCGCAGCCCCCAAAGCCCAAAGGACGCAGGATTGACCGTCCCGTAATCGCAGGAGATGTACCAGCGTTCCATCTCGCCCTCCGGCGGCGTAGGGCAATCCTCTTTTCGGAAAAAGTCATACACAAGGCCCTGTGCCGCCACCCATTCTCCCAGCACAAACCTACGATAAAAGTTCCCCTGAAACATTTTTTCGTAACGGTCCCGCACCCTGGGAGAGAGGGATGGGTTGTCCCCCATCGTGAAGTGGAGATACAGGATGTTGCGCTCCTTTTTTCGGCAGATCCACTCGCGGAAGAACCAGTGTTCCGGCCCTTCTGGATTGCAGGAAAACCAAAACTTTGCCCCCTCCACCGAACACCGGGCGCAGGCCTGCTCTACAAAAGAGCGGGGCATCAGCACCACCTCGTCCAGCAGGACCCCGGCCAAAGTCAATCCCTGGATCAGGTCGGCACTCCCCTCATCCTTTCCGCCGAACAAATAAAACACATTCTCCCGGTCTCCCAGCCGAATTGTAAGCTGGTTGCGTGATATCTGCTCACAGCATTCAAAGCCCAATTGACGCAGCATCGGAAGTTGCTCTCGCAGCAGATTGCGCCGCACCGACTGTATGGTTTTCCCACACAGAGCAAACCCCTGTCCGTTAAAGCACGCCATGGCCCAAAAAAGAAAGGAGAGCCCCATACAAAGCGTCTTTCCGCTGCGCACTGCCCCATCGCAGATGACTCCATCGTGCTGTCGGTCCTCTTTTCGGCACCACCACAGCAGCAGCCGCTTTTGCTTTAGAGAAAAGGTTCTGATGACCACCTGCTTTAGTCACCCTCCCGTGCCTGCTGTGCCAGTGCCTGCAAAAACTGTTCCCCTTGCGACTGTCCGCCCGCGTTCAGTAAGGAAAGCACTGTTTCCAGCACCTCCAGCCGGTCCGTCAGCTTGATCTCCACCGACCCATTCGCGCTTCGCTTGAACTCGGTCAGCGCTGTTAGATCCAGCTTACCGATCTCATCTGCCTGTTCTCCGGAAAGATAGGCCAACCGCACCGGATCATTGGCTTTCGCCTGAGCAATGCAGCACATTTTCTGTAAAATATCTTCCCGACTCGGGGACCTCGATCGTTTTCCCAT